GTAATGATATTAGTTCCAATTATTGTTTTAGATCCAGTAATAAATACACTTCCGCTAATTGTTTTTGTACCTATAAATGTTTGTGATCCAGATACTAGCAAAGAACCAGTAATAGTATTTGTACCAATTACAGTTTTAGAACCCGTAATAAACACACTACCACTGATTATTTTAGTTCCAATAAAAGTTTGTGATCCAGATACAATCATTGAACCGGTAATAGTTAATGATCCAGTAATCACTGCCGATCCTGTATATGGGAAGGATGATGCATTGGCTACATAAGATGCAGTTGAAGCAAATGATGCACTTACTGATTGTAATACATAAGATGCTGTTTGCGCAGTTACTGCAGTTGTTGATAAACCAGTTAATGAACCACTAAACGATCCAGAAGCTACAATTGTAACAGTTGTGCTAGTACCATCTAACGCATCAATAATATTTGTAATATGGGTTGGTGATATAGTACCACCAGTCGTAATACCGGTTCTACTTATTGTTGCCATTTATGTTATTCCTTTTTTTATATATAGGCCAATCTTTAGACCAATTATTCAATTTAGTTTCTCGTTCATCACATCCACAATCTTCATCCAAAAGCTGTGCAATTCGTTTTGCTAATTTATCTAATCCAGTTGCAGCGGTTATTTTTTTAATATCACTGCCTAATCCTTTATTGTGCATAGGTTGACCCATTTTGTATTGCATTACGTAATTGCATTATAACTGTTTGCCATTCAGGCGTATGTGGTATTTCAAATACTTTAGTACCTGGAAAATTATATGATTTATCGGGATGCATCATTTGCATATCGCCAGTATCATCAATTCCTAATACTGGATAATTTACAGATTGCATAGTTATGTTATTGCCAGGAATCATCGTACATTTTCCTGGATGGTTCCATTGTCCCATAGGATCTTCAATTCCACGCATATGTTTCATAACATGATGCCAACCATCCTCATCTAATGTTTGTTTTTTTGTAACATGGTTTATCAATGATTCGGTAACTTCTTTTTCTGTTTTAAACGAAGAAGGCAACATGTACTTATCTACTTTAAGTGCTCGAGCTAACAATGCTACTAACGTGCCGCCCGGAGCAATTGCAACAGTTGTTAGTCCAACCAATTTAACTACATCTTTCATTTGGTCTTTAATAAACTTCCAATCAGCATCATCTAATTTTTTACCAGCAACATGTTGCATTAATAGTTTAAATGCTTGTTTTGTTTCAATGCCTTCATTCTTCATTGCCATCAAAAACTTTTTAACTTGAGCCTTGCCCATTTCCATGTTATTATGTATATTAACTTCATTTACTGGCAGATCCATGGCCAATTGTCCCATTGTACTAGTTTGTAATAATTGTTTTAATCGTTCTAAATGACCTGAATTACGAAGATGTTTATATGCCAAGTTTTCTAATGAATACTCGCCTTCTGCTTCAAGTCCAGACTGTCTCAAATTACGTAGTCGGAGCAATAAATCTTTAATCTTAAATTCTAATTTTGGATCGTTTTTTGATAATGAATCTATTTCATATTCATATGGAATTGTCTTTTGTGTGATTGCATCATCGTCGATTGATATAATTTTGGAATTTGGTTTTTGTATCCAAGCACCATTAAGTATTGAATATATACCAACTGTTGAATGTAAATTATCATTTGAATCTTGTGCATACAATTCTATATTCATTCCTTTAAAAGTTAATGGATAATTAGAATTCCATACACTTTTCTTTGCATGCAAATAATTTTGTACAAGATATAAATTGTCTCCTATTTCTAAATAGTTAACTATAACATGCAAATCAATATCGCTGTATTTAGTCCAATTATAATTAGCATTACTACCAATTAATACAATATCTTGTATAGGAACATCTATTTCTAAAAATTCATAGAAGTGATGTGCAATCTTTAAAAAGCCTTTACGTAAATCATTACGCAATGTATCATCTACCCAAAGTTTTGGATTAAGTTCGCCATGTGTTTCATATTCATTTATCATTATATATAAATATCACGATTTCCAAAATAATTGAATTAATATTAAAGCTAATGCTAATGTTAATGATACTGCAGTTTTTGTTGTAATTGGTTCATTACAAAACATGTATGTTAATATGGTAAAAATTAGCATACCACTAACAAATGACATGAATCGACCTGGCCAAAAAGATCCTCCAAATCCAGCAACAGCTATTTCAGTTGCTGACATAAATAACCATGTTATCGGAAGTCCTCCTAGGATCAATAACCATTTCCATGTTTTACCCCAAGACCATAATATAGGAGCATTAACTTGAAACCATACAAGTATTTGTCCGAACATGAATATTGAAAATGCAATGGCAATTGTACGATAATTCATTTATATATAATATAATGAATTTTTAGATTAAAACCAATTCTTTGGATTCCATTTTGATCTTTCAGCATCGCGTGCGTGTTTTTTCATTTTTATTTCTTTTTTATGGGTTTTTTAATTGGTTTCTTTTTTCTTATTGGTTTAACAACTATAGGTTTGTCAAATCGTATTAACACAACAAATCCTAATAACAATAAAATTAAAAAGTAAATGTAGATGTTTAATTCAAGTATAGCTCGTTGCAATTTATCATTAGACTTCTCGTAAGTTACATCTCTTAAATGCTCTATGCTGTTAACAATTCTAGTTTTGTAAGACAAGTACTGATCAGTAAAAAATGCTGTATCATTCATTGATTTAAATGCTGGAGCTTCTATTACTGTTGCTAATTCGTTGCTTAAACTTAAGCCTTCATTATAATATACCATTCCTTCAGGTATGATATCAAACTTAAGTTGCTTTCTTCTTTCTAAGTGAGCATTAAATTCATTAATAAACTTTTCTTTACCAGTAGCAGTATATGCTATTGCTAAGTAAGTTAGACTGTCTGTAGATGTTCTTAGATAATATGCAGTTCGTTTACCTAAATCTAATTCTACATGAGCATCTTCAATATCTTTTATTGCAGACATTGATAATAATGCTGCTATAGCAATTGGAATTGAAATAAGCCATAGCTTATTCTTTATTTTTTCTAAAATCATATAACTTTCTTTTTAATAACTTTCTTTTTAACAGGTGTTTTCTTAACTAGTGTTTTTACTTCAGGTTGTGGTGCTACTTGGTTTAAGAATTTATTGCTTAGTATTTCTACTAGTTTCAATCCTAAAAATCCAACAATGAAAGCTAGACCATTTTGTAGCTTAGCTTCTTTTAAGTTGAGCAATTCTATCATTATTGGAGTAAGATAGTTAGCCGCAGCCATACCACCAAATATAGACAATATAGTAGATTTAATACTAGTTTGCGCATTTTTGGATGCCATTAATATAGCGCCAAATAAACCACTAATTAAAAAACTTATTGTTATTCCAATATCTTTCATGATTTTAAATTACCACTTTTTAATGGTATATGTAATTGTGAACCCTAATCTTAAATCAGGTTGTTTTCCATTTATATAATAGTTAGCACCTGCCCAAGTTCCAAAGGACCAATTTTGTACACTGTAATTAACACACACTGATGACCAACCATTTGATTGATATCTAGGGCCTGCCGGTTTTATGCTCGATACATTAATATACCCAGCATTAGCACTTAATGCCCAATGTTGTTTTTGAATTTTAAATGTTTCACTTGGTGTTTGTTGTGCGTATAAAAACGAGCAACTTAAAGATGTTAATATAACTAATAATAACTTTTTCATTTTATCTTGTTCCTTTATGATTATCAAACTTATCTAATATATTATTTAATACTTCTAATTTAATAAATCCAGCTAATGATGCATTTTTCAATGTCGACATCAATTGGAAAATAACAAATGGTACTAGTATAGTTTCACTTAACCAACTCGTACCAGCAAATCCTTTTTCAACCATCAACACAACAGTTAATATCATTACCCAAGTAACCAAAGTACGTAATACTTTAATTGCTTTACATGTTTGAAATCCTTCACGTTTAGTTCCTGCAATTACTCCAAAAAATCCATCTGTCATTACTACTGCCACTAGTGCAAGATACTGATCTGCGTTTGATATTGCCATATTAAAGAAATACGTACATATAAATGTTAACATTGTACTGACCGTGTATGTAGCTGCTGCTGTGATTGATGTTGTTTTCATTTTATATCCGCTGATTCAATTAATGTGTATGTAAACGAATTTCCGTGTATTGATTTTGCTTTACGACAAATAGTCATAAATTCCTCAAAATCTGCAGATCTTTTAAATACCTGACATCCTTCGCTCCAATTCTCAACATATGTTGAATCAACTCCTGCTTTATGTATATTAATTCCAAATACACCTTCATCTATTTTGGTTTCGTCATATTTCATATCTTTATTGGCATCGCGATAAACTTTAACGTTCTTTGCTTGACCTAAAGCTTCATATTTTCCTTGATGCAATCTAATGGTATGGGAACCTCTATATTGTCCTTCAACTAAACGAGCAACACCTTTGGCACTATGAAGTTCCATAACACCTTTCTTTCCCGGGTCTGTTGTATTAGCCCATTCTTTGTATTGCCAAACACCATCTATTTTAAATGATACTGTAATAACATCATCAAATACATTTGTTACTGTTTGTCCCGGGACTGAGTTTCTAACTCCTACAATGTTAACATCATAGTCTTTTGCACCCTCAAACCAAGCGTATCCCTTGGCTTTAACTGCAGTTTCTATTTGATCTTTTGTATATTTCATATCTGATTATTTTACGTAAGTATAATATTTGTTTGTTAAGGCTGTTCTATGATCTAAACCATTGGTACCACCATTAATACGTTTTGTTAATGATGTAATAGACGCAGTACTAACTCCTTGATCACATATAGCCCATAACTTGTTCTTATCAAAAAAGTACATTGCTGACTCAAATGCATAAGTAGTAGCTACTAGATCTGGATTAGTTAATATTTCAGGTTTGTTAAGATATGTTGCAAATGCTTGGTAATTAGCTTTTCCTGTTAATTGTAAAGCACCTCTACCTCTATATTTCCAACCATCTCCTGAAGCTTCATTTCCGTTACCCATTCGATCTGCATACACTCGGTTTGCAATTTTTTCTGGATTACGAGCATATGATTCTTCTAATGTCCCTGGAAAATATTTACCGAAAGTACCTTGCAATCCTGATGCAGAGTAGTTTAAATTTTCGCTAAATAATTTATATTCTCCAGTCTCGTGTGCAGTTTGTGCAAAGAAATGCGCTGCTCTAATTGGTGTTAATTTATAGAATGCCATTGCGGCTTTCATTGTACCAGGACCAAATGAACCATCTGCGGTCACTCCGATCTTTTCTTGTAAACTTTTTAAACTCATTTTTAGTCTTGTTTTTTATTTTTTGTATATTTGTCTAAACTAGTTAATCCTAAACAACCGAATGCTAACATTCCAACTGTTTGTACTAGTATGTCTGATGGTTTTATGTCGCCATGTGAAAATGAGTTAGCTAACAATGTAACATTTAAAAAAATAATACATATTAGTCCAGCTACGCGCTTTGATGAAGTAGCACCAGTTTCGTCGTTAAGTAATCCTTTCATGGTTTGCCTCTTTTTAAAATAAATATGATGCAAAATGAAATAACATGAATTAAATTATATTGATAATACCAAGACTAAATTTAACGTTTACATACAATTAAATCAGATTCTGTAGCAATTAAACTAACAATACTTATTTGACAATTTCCTAGTTGGAATGTTCCTGGTTTACCGGAGTCTTGTAATATTTCTGAAAGTATTTGTATGTATTGAAAATCCAATTGTGTAAAGGTGTTTCCGTCAATTGAAACAACTATATCACTT